GCTTGTGCTGGAATAGTTATAAAATTATTTTTTTCAGAGAATTATTCAAGATTAGGAAATGTTGGTCCGGCAACCACAACAATATGGGGGTATGGGTTAACTAGTTTAGCACTAACTATAATGATTTTTGTAGCAATATCATATACTAATAAAGATAAAAATGATGAAACACTTTTTGGAAATAAGATAAACTTTTTTGCAAGTTTAGGAACGATTACGCCTATAATATTAACATTATTGGTAATGATATATATTATTTATTTGAATTTGTTATTCTTTACTAGAATAAATACAAATAAAGTAACTCCTGATTATCACACATATTCATTTATGTCATCAACATTACTGTTATTACAAATACTTTTAATTAGTAATTATTTATTTAAAATACTAAATAAAACTTCAACAAAAGAAGACTTAACACTAGAATTAACAAAAATGCTAACATATGTATTAGCAGTTGTAAATATGATATTTATATTAATGATACATATAAGTTTAGTATTTTTTTCAACAGATGAAATGAGTAGTTCATAATATATTTTTAGTAAAATTGTAATATATTTTTAGTAAAATTGTAAATATTTATTAACAATTATAAATTTGAAAGTTAGTCCAATTGATTCTTTTGATTCCCATAATCCTGATATTTTTAAAACAAAGTTATTGTTTTTTGTATTTATTGTATTAACATTATTTTCTAATATTTCATTAAATTCATTAAATACAAATCTAAAAGTTTTATTATCATATATTTCTTTAAATTTATATAATTTGGTTTTATGCGAATTTAGCAGTTTTAATAAATATTCTTCAAGAGCTATTAGTTTATTAAATACTTCAAAATTAGTATTATTTTTATTAAAACTAATACTATCGTTTTCTATACTAACATGCGTTAATTCAAATATTATAAATATACTTGTAAGTACTACTATATTAGTAGAATATATTAATTTATAAAAATTATTATATTGAAGAACACTATTTTTAACAGCCTCATTTATAATTATTGACTCATAATTTATAGATTCTAATGGTTCACAAATCATACTATAGTCCAACTATTAGTATATTAATTTACATTAGTTTTAATTAATTTATTTAATATATATAAACAGTAACCAATATATATATATTAACATTTAAATTAAATTTACTAATCTAAAATAACTATGGCATCATTAAAAAAAAGTTATTGTGAAATAATAAATGATAATAGTCAATATAGTTTTAATAAAGATTTATTAACAATAATAAATGAAACTCACGAAACAAATAATACTAAATATAATAACTTTACAAATTATATTTTTTATGGTCCTACATGTTCTTACAAATATAAAAATGCTTTAAAACTATTACAATATTTCAGTCCCAGTAATTTAAAATATGAGAAAAAGTTATATATAAATGTAAGCAAAACAGAATTTTATATTAAAATTAGTGATATACATTATGAAATAGATATAGAAAATTTTATTTATAATAGTAAAAATTTATGGAATGATATATATAATATAATATACAATTCAATTGCTTCTTCTGATTTAAAAAAGGGTTATATTGTTTTGCGTAACTTTGATAAAATAAATTGTGACTTATTAGATTTGTTATATAATTATATGCAAAAAGAATTATTTTCTTCTATACTAATTCGGTTTATTATTATAACAGAATGTATTAGTTTTATACCGGAAAAAATTATTAATATATCAAAAATACTATATTTTTCAAAATTAAATAAAAAAAATATCTCTTTTATAGCCAATAAAAGCAATCGAGCGTTTATAAAACATAAATGCTCAGAAGACAAAATAACTAAGACATCATATAATACATTAGAAACTATTATACACAAAATAAATACCCCCAATATATACAGTGTTTTAGATATTTCTAAAAATATTAATTATATAGAACATAACAAATCAATATGTGAAACATATATTGCCATGTTAATAACTGATAATTATAATATTAAAAATATTCGAACATTATTATATGATATATTAATTTATAACTTAAATATTCAAGAATGTTTTTTTTATATAATACAAAATTTAATATTGCGAAAAATTATTAGTGTTAATTCTATTAATGACTTAATAGTGCATAGTTTAATATTTTTTAAAAATTATAATAATAATTATAGACCTATTTTCCATTTAGAAAGTTTTACATTATATTTAATAGAGTTAATAAATGAAAATAAGTGATGCAATTAATATTTTAAACATAAAAAATTATAATATAACTAATATTCAGCATATTAGTTATGATGAACTTAAAAAACAATATCATATACAATCATTAATTTATCATCCTGATAAAAATAGTGACTATAAAAATGCAACATTAATATTTCAAAATATTAATTGTGCCTTTGTAACTTTAAAAGACTTAATTAGTAACAATGATTCAAGTGCTAATAATTTAAATGATGATTTAAGTGATGATGACTCGTACAATAATTTGTTAATTAATTTTATAAATTATGTTATAAATTATCATAATAATAGTGTTTTAAATAGTACTGAATTAGATGATCTAAAACTAGAGGCCGATAAACAGTTGTCTAAATTGTTAGAAACATTATTTTCTAATTTCCCATTAATAATAGTAGAAGATATTTATTTAGCATTGTTAAAATTCAATAATACTACAAATACACCGCTAGTGCATACTAATTATTTATTAAAAAATAAGATTATTAGTATTATTAAAAAAATTAGTGTTAGTATTTTAGAAAAAAATGATATATATATTATTAGTCCTACTATTTCAAACTTATTAAATAGTGATATTTATAAATTAACCATAGCAAATGACTATGTATATGTTCCATTATGGCATCGCGAATTAGCATTTGAAAATGCTATTATTAAAATATATCCCATTTTAGATAGTGCTATTACACTAGAATATAATAATACTATTCATTATACTTATAAAAATAAGTTCAGCTTATTATTAGAAGCTATTGCCCATAATAACAATAATATATGTATTGCTATAGATAATAACAATTACACTATTAATATAAATATGCTGAAAATGACAAAATATCAAGTTTATATAATTGAAAATCAAGGTATTCCTATTATTAATGTTAACAATATACTAGATAATAGTATTAAAAGTTCAATTGTTTTTCATATATACTTAGATTAAGACAGTTCATAGTATAATTTTTTTTATAATTTATAAAAAAATATAAAAAAATTATAAAAAAAATATGCTATTTTTAGTTTATAATGTTTTATTTAATGTTTAGTTTATAATTTATTTCTTAACAATTCGCTTCTTTTTTGGAGCATCTTCAACTTGAACTTGCTTTACTTGTTCATCTGTAACTTCTTTAACTTCCTCTTTTACATCTTCTTGTACTTCTTGCTTTACAACAACTTCACCAAGTTCTTCATCATCACTATCTTGAACTTGTGTAACACTTGCAACTGGTGTTGGTTCATCGTCATCATCATCAACTTCAACTGCATTTGTTAGTTTTTCCTTATCTTTATCAGATAACATAATATGGCATTTTCCGCTTAAACTAGTTTTTGGTTTAACTACTGCTTGAAATAGCTTCCATGTTACTCCAAACTTTCCATTAGCAACCCAAATACCTCCACATTTAATAATAGTTGCTACATTTGATGCTTTACCAATTAGTTCAGTAATTGAAACATCATCATCATTTGGAAATAGTAAATTATGCGATTCACTATAAATTTCAACATCCTTAAATACACCTTCCCAATAGGGAATTTTAACCTTTAGTGTTGGTGCGCGTGTCTTATCTGGTTCTTCAGTTGCCTTATCTTTGGGATACTTTAGCATTGAACTCCAAAGTGCATCAACAGCATCAGGACTCATCTTTGGTTTATTTAGCCATTCTTTGCAATTTGTAATAGCATCATTTTTAATGCGCATTTCCAATTCTTGCATATTTTTAAGAAACATAGCACATTCTGGACTATTATAATCATCACTCGGAAACTGAAGTGCTAGGTCATAAGATTTCTTTTGTGTATTATCATCTACGTATACATTTACACCCCACGTTAGCATAAGTGGTGTTTGCAAATAAAGCGCCTTCTTACTTGCCTTGTTAATAATGCCAATTGACTTACCACCGCGTTCATTTAATTTTGCCTTAGTATACGCAAAATCAGTTGATGCATTGAAATCATTCGACATTACAATAGTTGCCATAGTTAATAATAAAATAATAATAATAATAATATTATTTTAGTAAATCAATTTTATTTTTTATTTATTTTTTATTTATTTATTTTTTATTTTTTTTTATTTATTTTTTATTTATTTTTTATTTAATCATTTTACTATATTTATTTTAAATATATATAAATTATAAATGAATACAAAACAAATTATTGAAAAACAGTTGAGTAAACGCACCATGAAAGAAATAAGTAAACAACCCGTACAAAATATTGATGATTATATGTTTAAAGATATTAAATTATCTAATTTAAACAATAATCAATTAGTTTATGCAATAAACACATTAAAAGATATTGATCCTTATATACGAAGAAAAAAATTTAAAAAACCAGATTCTAATAACATTATACAACAAGTTGAGTATGACAATATTCTTGCACGTTTAATTTTCCATCAAAGAAGAGAAAGTGAAAGGGAGCCGCCACCATCTCAATCTAAAAAACAAAGAGCAAGCACTCCTTCTCCAAAAGGAGGTAAGTATAAAAGGAAATCAAGAAAAAGAAGCAAAAGAAGCAAAAGAAGCCAAAAATACAATATTAAGCGTAATGAATTAGTTGAAAATTTAATTGATTTTTGAATTTTATTTATTTGTGAATTTTATATATGGTTTGATATCATGACTTTCACTCATTTCAATAGTAGTAATAGAATTTACAATTTCATTAATAGTTTTGTATTTAATTTTAGCATTTAACAATTTTCTTTTTTTTGCAAGTTCTAACTCTTTTTTGAGAGAATTATCAACAATTAGTGATTTTGTTAGTGCATCATAAATAACATCACTATGTTTCATTCTAGCAATTAGAAGAAAATCTAAAGTACTAATTAATTTATATTTAACAAGACTATTCATAAAAAGACCAAACATTTAATAAGTCATAATATTATTATTTTATTGTTCTTAAATATTTTTTCTATAAAAAATAATAATAATATATTATATAATGTCGAGTTTCAAAAGTCGTAAATTTAAACACTTAAAAAAACAAAGAAAAAATAAAACCAAACATTTAAAAAATAAGCGTCGTAATACCTTAAAACAATTAAGGCCCAAATCATTTAGAAAGACTAAAAATTATTATAATGCAAGACAATATCTTGGAGGTGCCGGAGAAGATTATATACCGTCATCGCTGCCTTCTAACTGGCGGTCATCTCCTTCCCCAGAGCAGACCTTTGGATTGTCATCGGCATTGTCGCCACTATCTCCGCCACCGCCACTAATGCCGCCACCAACACAGTCACGAGCACCACCATCGTCTCCTGTGCTAATACCACCATCGCGGTCAATAGCGCGCCCGCCGCCCTTTCCGCCATCACGGCCCCCATCGCGACCACTACCGCCATTACGGCCACCGCCACCACCGCCACCGCCCTTTCCGCCGTTACCGAATTTTTATTCGGATAACCCGGGACTCGTAATAGTAGGGTCAGTTTTTGTATTTCTAATACTATGTTGTTGTTGTGCTGTTTTGTATAGTAGTGACTGGTTTTATGATTTAACTTCACGAAGGTTAGTAAGACGCCGATCTGTCCTGCGTCCAATTAATGGAGTACAAATGCAACAATGGCAATGGCAGCAACCACAACAACCGCAACCACAACAACCGCAACCACAGCAACCGCAACCACAGCAACCGCAACCACAGCAACCATGGCAACTGATGCAACGGCCACGACCACAACCAGTGCTTCCAGTCGTCCTTCCACTTGAGAACGATCAAACCATGAATGAGGAATGTCCAATATGTCACATACCATACGACGAGTACGATCTGCCAATTACTAGACTACTGCCTTGTAGACATACATTTCATGATGAGTGTATTCATGGTTGGTTGAGATCGCCCGATGCTTTAATTCAAAATAGGGGCCAAGATAAATGTCCTGCCTGTAAGCAAGATGCAACAGATAAAGAGCATAACGTTACACTTCCCCGTCCCCCTACCCCTCCCCCTGCTCCTGCTCCTGCTGATATAGAAGCTCCTGCCCCTGAGAGTGCTTCTCCTGTTCTAGATCCTGATGATACAGAAGCTCCTGGATCAGGTTCTTTTATTGCTGGTGGCGGAGCCGATTCATTATTAGACGCAATAGCTGTATCACTCAAAAACGCTGATACTAAAGTTTTAACAAAATTAATAGAAAAATTTAAATATTATTCTGAATTTTTAGACCTAACACACAATGATTATGAACGCATTGTTGAGTTATTTATAAATATAAACAATGATACTAACTTAGAAGAACTTATTATAATAATAACTCGTGGATTAGGTTTTAGTTGTACTATAAACAACGAACCAGTTGAATCAACTGCAAATAAGTCTGATAAAAAACTAGCTAAAATATTAGGTACAAATAGTGTAAGCAGAATAAATGCTACACTACAAACCTGTACTCCAGTTAATGAGTTAAATCTAAGTGAGAATCAATTTGAAGCTGTTGAAAAGATTAAAAACTTATTGACTGAAACTTTAAGCAGTAATTTTAATAAACCCAATAAAAAACAATTATTAGACTCTTTACAGTTATCTCGCACTACACTAAATCGTATATTAAAAAAAAGGAAGTAAAATAAATGTTATTATGTTATTATTAATAATTTTTGCTATTAAAAATAATAATAATAATATATTATATAATGTCGAGTTTCAAAAGTCGTAAATTTAAACATTTAAAAAAACAAAGAAAAAATAAAACCAAACATTTAAAAAATAAACGTCACTACACATTAAAACAATCAAGGCACAAATCATTTAGAAAGACTAAAAATTATTATAATGTAAATAAACTATTTGGCGGAGTTCATATAGCATACCCATTTTTTGGTACGAGTGGTGAAACTATAAGACCTCCGGCGCCATTACCGCCACCACAATCACCATTTCTGCCATTTTTTGGTATGAGTGGTGAAATTATAAGACCTCCTTCTCCATCGCCCCCGTCATTCCCACTGCTATCTGAACCGTCGCCGCCTCCACCACCATTTCCAAGGTCACCTCCGCCCTTTCTGCCACCACCGCCACCAAGTCCGCGTCCTCCCGAACCCTCGCCGCC